TTGTTGGGCTTGTTTAATCCAGTAACTGCGGGGCTTTAAGGCGAGTTTTCTAATCTTAAGTTTATCTTTCTGTTTCTGCTCCTCTCGTCGTCGTTTCTTCTCTGCTGCTTTTTCCGCTTTTTTTCGCTGTTTACTTTGTAGTTCGAGTGCTAACTGAGTTCCGTGTTCCGGGCAGCACCACCACTGATTTGAGAATGCCGGGTGAAACCATTCCTTGCATATTTTGCATTTCCTTCGCGCTGGTTTAGCCATCGTCTTCTTCCTCGTACATTGAGCTATTCGGATCGCTCATCAGTTCTGCGCAGTTATGGTCTGCCATGGTTTTCATGAAAACCCAGTTCTTTTTCTGCCCTCTTCCTTTCTGCAATAGCGTCAATGATGCTAGCAAATATTCCAAGATATTTGGTGCGCCCATCTACGCATATATTCGCAATCCACTTACATCTCTCTTTATTGAAATATACTCCAGTCACTCCTGACGAATTGGTTATTTTTCTCTTTTGGTTCTGTGCATTCTGTTGGTGTGTAACCAACCGAAGATTAGATAGCCTATTATCTGACCTTACTCCATTTATATGATCAATTTTATACCCTAATGGAATCTCACCATTATTTATCATCCATATAACGTGGTGAGCATAAGTAATTACACCATCGATAGTTAACATCCTATAACCATCACTCCTAATGTAACCAGCAACACTGCCAACCTTAACATTATTAGAAGGAGACACTTTCCATCTAAGTACACCTAAAACATCATCATATGATAATTTATTTCTTAATTCGTCTATGTTGCTTATATTTCTCATTATGTTCCACCATATTTAAGCATTCATATATACAACGCTCACACACGTGAACTTCCAGCACATGCAGCTTCTGACCGCAGTTAGCGCACGTTAAAGCTCGCTCGACACTTCCTTGTTCGTAACTTCGATTTTGGTCAATCACCTTGTTTTCCTCGCACGTTCTCTAAGCCACCGGATATCCCACAGGTGAGCCGTGTAGTTGAAGGTTTTTACGTCAGATTCTTTTGGGATTGGCTTGCGTTTATTTCTGGAGCGTTTCGTTGGAAGGTATTTGCAGTTTTCGCAGATGATGTCGGTGATACTTCGTCGCTGTCGTCTCATTCGTACCTCCTGTCGGTAAATCTGACACCCTGACCAATAGCCCAGGCTGTTGTGTACTCGATCAGACTTGCCATACGCTTCACGCTCATCTGCGCGCTGCTTTCGCGAATGTTGACGTATTCGCCTTCAAGGCCGGGCAAAACATCAGCTTCCTGCTTTGTTGCCACTGCATGACCGCTGATCAACAAAACCTTCCATTGTTCTGGTTTTAACCATTTATCGCGCCACTGAACTTGCCTAGCGATATCTGCGACCATCGCGTGAAATTTTGCGTTCTGGTCAAGGTTGCGCTTGTAGTCAGTAATGCGGATGGTGACTGGCTTGTCTTTATCGAGTGGTGTTGCGAGGATGGCATTTATTGCAGCTTGCTGTTGTTGCTTAGTTCGGAGGAAGATTGTTTGCTTCATTGTCACCTCAACTAACAAAACGCCACGCCATTTTTGCTACAGCAACAGGCGCAACACCGATAATCACCCACAGGAGAATGCTACCGAAAAGCACACCCACCAGGTCTTTACCTTCGCCTACCAACCGGACAAAACTGCTGGCAACAACAATGAACGTCGCCACCATCCACATAGCACCGAGAATCCTCAATGCAGAGAAAATTAACTCAGCCACGATTCACCCTCCCCCAAATAAAAAGGCCTGCGATTACCAGCAGGCCTGTTATTAGCTCAGTGATGTAGATGGTCATTGCTTCATATCCCCTTCCATTTCATCAATGTCAACGTCATCAGGAAGATGGGAACAATACGCTGCTATACCATGATGATTTATCTCATACCCTTTGAACGTTACCATCTGGCGCGTAATCTCAACTTCGTTCAGGAATCCGCCATCGCATAACTGCCTGGCTATTTTCGATTTGGTCTGGATTATTGGTAGTGCCTGTTCTTTCAAAGCGTATGATATTTGTGCATCCCATGCCTTTTCGAGAATGGCTAATTGTTTTTTATTCATACGTCAGCCCCTTGTGCATATCGTCTGCCACGCGCAGCAGGCGCATTTGATGCTGTGCAAATCTGTCTGGCTTCATCCTGGTCACATGCAACAAAGTGTCCGTTGCAGAACCGCTGGTAAACCGTACCAAGCGAGCCAAAACGGTTTTTCGTCACAATGATTTCAGCAAATGGTGCGGCGCTACTGTTCTCGTCATATACCGCTTCCCGATAGAGCATGATGATTGAGTCTGCGTCCTGTTCAATGCTTCCTGAATCACGCAAATCTGCGTTTGTCGGGCGTTTGTTTGGTCGCTTCTCAACATCGCGCGAAAGCTGACTCAGGGAGATAACCGGTGTTTTCAGGTCTTTCGCCATCGCCTTCAGGCTTCCGGAGATGTGAGCAATTGCGAGGTCGTTGCGGTCTGCTTTCGGCTTCTCAATCAGGCCAAGATAATCCGCCATGATGAGTGACAGGTTTGGATTTTCCTGTTTGTGTCGTTCTGCGATTGAGCGTATTTCTTCGACCGATAACCGCGAGGCATCGACTACCCACACATCCAAATCTGCAAGCTGACTCATGCCGTTAGCAACACGCGCCCAGCCTTCGTCATCCATCGATGCAGGATTTCGCAGTACGCTAACCGACATCCTCCCGGCGTTGGCAATGCTTCGCTCTGCAATCTGCAATGCGCTCATTTCCATTGAGAAAATCAATACCCCGCGCCGGACGTCAGAACCAGGAATAACGCGGCTTGCAACGCCTTCGGCAATCTTCAGCGCCAGTTCGGTTTTCCCCATACCAGGACGAGCAGCGATTATCACAAGGTCTTCTGCGTTCATCCCTCCGGTGATGGCATCAAGTTCTTCGATTCCGGTCTTCAGGGTATCTGACTCTTCTCCGTTCCTCAGACGCCTGTCAAGCGTGTCAGTGTAGTCAGTGATGATTTCCCCTAACCGTACAGGTTTAACCTCGTCACGGGGCTTTCTGATGGCTGAGAGACGTTTTACAAGTTCATCCATCGCCTGACTCGATGCGTCGATGGTTCCGCTCTGAATTGGTTCACGCATTTCATCCATGATTTCCAGCACCAGACGGCGGTGATAGTTATCCGCGACCATTCCGGCATATCCCTTCAGGTTTGCGGCACTCGGGCAGTTTTTGCTGGTCATCAGGATTGACGTGAAATGCTCCTCTCCGCACTCCTCGGCAACCATCAGCGCGTCGATTAGGTTTCTGTTTCGCGCCTGCTTGCGGATAACCTCGAAGGCCTTCCGGTAGAGCGGAATTGAAAACGCTTCCGGCTCCAGCGTTGCAAGAACGTCACTGGCGGTTGGAGTTAATCCACCAATCAGCAGGCCGCCGATAACGCTCGCTTCGATATCCTGTCTCATGCAATCCCCCTGTCTGCAAACTTCCCTTCCCGTACTCCCGTTAACGAATCTTCCCTCAGCAGGTAATCAAAATCTGCCGTCCAGCCCGTGTCGTTGTCTCCGAAGTAAAACGGCTTGGCCTGATGCACAAACGCCCTGACATACGCTCTGAAACCGTCCACGTTTGGCGTTTTCAATTGCGGAATGATTTTCTTCAGGCGGCGTTTGCGTTTCTCGTTGACCGCAACAGCATGTGGAAGTCTGTCACCGACTTCGGTGTTGTAGGCGTTCAGGAAGGATTCGTAGTCGATTCGTTCTGCCTTGCGACGTTCAGGTTTAACCTGCCCATCGCCGCCCCCATTAGGGGGTAAGGGGGTATTTGTATTTATTGTCTTTTGTATATTGTCTTTTGTGTTTGACTGATTCGGTAAATTGCTTTTTACCGATTTGGTGAAGGTTTGTTTTACCGAATTGGTAAATGTTTTACCGAATCCGTTAACTTTCGTTTTCCACTCGGAAATGTTTGTATTCATACCAACTTGACGCCCCACCTGAATGAGAACTCCCATTCTGATAAGCTCGTTTTTGGCGGTAGAGCATTTGGTTGGTGCCATGCCAGTGAGTTCAGCGAACTGTTCGTTTCCGATCCAATCTATTTTTTTGTTGTAACCGTATGTCTTGCGCCACACAGCCATAACAATCAGTAACTGATGTAGAGTAAGCCCGGAAAGCATGGCGGCTTCTAACAGTGTGTTTGCAGTCCGAGTGTAGCCATCTTCGAGTTCTGCCACGCGATGCTCCACGACCTCCAGTTGAGGCCTGTAATCAGCTAACTTAACGACGCCCATGTTTCACTCCTGCTTTGGCTAGTCTGTAAACACCAACAAGGCGCTCTGCGAACGCCCTGTTATTTGCTGCGGCTACCACTAATCCCTCAGGTGAATCAGGGTGTCGAATCTCTTCTTTTTCCTGGTATTTCTTACGACGTTTTGTCATAATTACTCCTGTGGATTGATCCAGTAATTACCTCAGAACTCCATCTGGATTTGTTCAGAACGCTCGGTTGCCGCCGGGCGTTTTTTATTGGTTAGTCCATCAAGCGCATACTTAAAAGCCCTGCTAATCGGACTGATGTCTGATGCCATTCCAAAAGCACACAGAACCGAAGCAATAAATCTCCAGTCCGTTCTGCTTATCTTCGATTCATGACAGCCAATCATCTTTGCCAGACCGCGCTGGGTAAGCGTTGACAGATTGATGAGTAAATCTGTTTCTGCGCGATCAACGTCGCGCTGTGATAGTTTGCTGTAACTTGTTTGTTCCATTTCTTACTATTTCCATAGGTAAATAATCACTAATACCCATCTTTCGATGAGTGCTTAATTAGTTACCGCGTTGTCGGCGGTGCAGATTGATAAAGAGCGGATCCGCTTATTAAGCGGCTTTGTGTTCCGGCGGGAACACGTCATCAAGACTGACTTTTGCGCCTAACTTGTTTAGGCACGCAACAAGAGCACGGCATGTTTTAAGGTCTGGGAAGCGACGACCAGATTCCCAATGTCCGATAGCTCCCTGTGTGCATCCAACTGCCTTAGCAAGTGTTGTTTGAGAGATATTCAGTGACTCTCGATATTTTCGTAGGTTGCTCATATGCCCTCCATAGTAACCATGAAGCAATAATACGATATGTACTTTTGAAATGCAAATAAAAATACATCTTGTGCATGGATGGTTTTAGTACAGAGCGTAATAATAAGGATATGAAAATGAAATGGTATGAACTGGCTAGATCCAGAATGAAAGAGCTCGGCATAACTCAAGAGAAGTTAGCTGAAGAGCTTGGTATGACGCAGGGTGGAATTGGTCACTGGTTGCGCGGATCTCGTCATCCATCTCTTGACGAGATTGGTGTGGTGTTTAAATACCTTGGTATTGATAACGTCTCATTCAACCACGACGGTACATTTTCACCTGTTGGCGAATACTCATCTGCCCCCGTTAAAAAACAATATGAGTACCCTGTTTTTTCTCATGTTCAGGCCGGGATGTTCTCGCCTGAGCTTAGAACCTTTACCAAAGGTGATGCGGAGAGATGGGTAAGCACAACCAAAAAAGCCAGTGATTGTGCATTCTGGCTTGAAGTTGAAGGTAATTCCATGACCGCACCAACAGGCTACAAGCCAAGCTTTCCTGACGGGATGTTAATTCTGGTTGACCCTGAGCAGGCTGTCGAGCCAGGTGATTTCTGCATAGCCAGACTTGGGGGTGATGAGTTTACCTTCAAGAAACTGATCAGGGATAGCGGTCAGGTGTTCCTACAACCACTAAACCCGCAATATCCAATGATCCCATGCAATGATAGCTGTTCCGTAGTAGGGAAAGTTATCGCCAGCCAGTGGCCTGAAGAGACATTTAGTTAACAGCCTCACCACTCTAAAACACACAACAATAACCCGACCTTAGCGTCGGGTTTTCTTTTTCCAAAATATAAATCAATAAAATACAAAGTGTTATAAAAAACTAACCGCATTTAGAACATTTTGTATTGACTCAATAAAGTACACATCGTACTATTTAGCCATCAGCAGGAAGCTGGAAGCCAAACGGAACAGATTGGCAGGCTCTTTAACTTCGATGGGGCGCTGACAAAGCGCAAATAGATACCAAACGAGATGGGTTTGGCGGTGATGTGAATTGCAGCTGCAACGACAGCAACCAGAAGATCAGCACCTGGCGCATCACCACCAAAGCCATTTCACATGAGGAAAACATCATGACGGTAATCGTGTACGGAAAATCAACATTTGCAGGAAATGCCAAAACTCGCCGTCATGAGCGGCGCAGAAAGCTGGCTATCGAGCGTGATTCCATCTGCAACATCATCGATTCGATCTTCGGCATAGACAGTGAGGAAGCTGTTCAGGAAGAACCGAGAAAGCGTTTAAGTCTTTCTGAAAAAGCAGCATCACTCGGCAATATTCGTAACCAAAATACCGACGAATGCAGTGGAAGTATTTGCCTGCCAAACGTAGCCATTTACGCGGCAGGCTACCGGAAATCAAAACAACTGACAGCGAGGTAATTATGGATTTAAGTAAATTAGAAAGCTCTTTAGAAGCATCAGTAAAAAATTTTATATCAGTAATTGATGAAAAAACTGAAGATATTAAGAAAGCAAATATTGTCGAACTTGTAAAAACAAGAGCCAGTACATTTGATCATCTTCCTGATGATGTCCGGTCAGCGGCAATTCACGTATATGTAACGGCACTAAGCAATATTGAACCCCCAATTGATGAAGAATCAAGAGATATTCAGAAAAAACGGTTCGAGATGTTAGCCAGCAACATTATCGCTGGTTTCACACGGCTCTTAACAAAAAAGCCTGCCAGTGAGGCTGTTCGCCAGCAGGCTCAGGTAATGATTAATCAGGCAGAAACTATTTCACGTGAGCGAAAAGCATTTGATAAATCGGTTTCTGAACTTCCAACACCTCAACCGCAGCCGCTGAACCTTCCTTCTCAACAAACTGAATAACTTCATCAAGATTCTTTTTTGCATGTGATGATTGCTCAGGTGGCATAGCAGAAACAATCGAAATGATTGCTTGCTGGAGCGCGAGGTTTTCAGTGCTCAGTTTTGAAACTCTGTTGTTTAAATCCTCAATGATTTTAACAAGAGATACATCTGACATGTGAACTCCTTCTTTTGACTGTGGAAACAACAGTCTACCCATTTCCTTTGACTGTGGAAAGTGAAGGAACCACCGAGCCTGATGTGGTTAAAAGACAGGCACAATCTTTACAGCCGCAATCCACTATTTAAGGTGATATATGGAAGAACAAGCAAACAAGATTCTCGTAGAACTACTGCAAAAAGCCAGTAATGGAATAGACGCGGCTGTTTCATTTAGCCAGGCACAGATTCCTGATGTTGTTCATCAGTTGCTGCTATGGAATATGGTTGACAGTCTGATTAAAACATTAATAGCCATTCTAACAATCCCACTGGTTTTCTGGTTTATGAAGAAGCAGTGCCAAAGAGTTGAGATAGGTAAAATCGGTAATGAAGGATATTCATGGGAGAAGGGAAATCCCAAATACAGGCCGACAATGGTTTGGGATAGCAAAGGTGATATTAATCTTCTTATCATGCCATTGGTTGGAGTTTTGACTCTGTGGGGGATTTTTATTATTGGTGCAGTAACCAATATGACTTGGTTAAAAATTTGGCTGGCTCCAAAGCTTTACCTTATCGAATATGCAGCATCATTGGTTAAGTAATTTCAGGCCGCATAGTCGGCCTTTATTTTTGGCATAAACAACAGAATAAATACTGCACTGTGTATTCATTCCGACGAGTGAATACACGGAGCAATGTCGCTCGTAACTAAACAGGAGCCGACTTGTTCTGATTATTGGAAATCTTCTTTGCCCTCCAGTGTGAGGGCGATTTTTTTGATGGAGGATATATGAGTGAAGTAACAGACTTAGTTGTTATTGAAAAAGCAAATGCAATGACTGTATTTCAGTCTGCAGACCAGATTGAAGAAATCCTTCAAAAGGTTGAACGTGAAGTTATGTCCTTTGTGCCTGATATCACAACGGCAAAGGGCAGAAAGGAGATCGCTTCTCTGGCGTATAAAGTTGCGCAGACGAAAACATATCTCGATGGTCTTGGCAAAGACCTTGTTGCTGAACTGAAGGAAATTCCAAAGCTAATTGATGCCAACCGCAAGACAGTGCGCGATCGCCTTGATGAACTGAAAGCCAAGGCGCGCCAGCCTCTTACTGATTATGAGGAAGAACAGGCGCGGATTAAAGCCGAAGAAGAAGCTAAGGCAGCAGCTGAAGCTCTCGCAAAGCAAATTGAGTCTGACCATGAAATAGCTATTTTGATGGATCGCGAATTTGACCGCCAAAGAGAAGAGGCAAGACTCAAAGCGGAGCAGGAAAAGCGAGAGCATGAAGAACGATTAAAAAGAGAAGCTGAAGAGAAAGCCAGAGCAGAAGCCGAAGCAAAGGCAAAAGCCGAAATTGAAGCAGCAGCAAGGCGAGAAGCAGAAGCTAAGGCCGCAGCGGAACGTGCAGAGCGTGAACGCATTGAAGCCGAGCAACGAGCACAGCGCGAAGCAAAAGAGGCAGCAGAACGAGCTGAAAGAGAAAAGCAGGCAGCAATTGAAGCAGAACGCAGAAAAGCACAGGAGGAGGCTGAACGAATCCGTCGCGAGGCTGAAGCAAAAGAGCAAGCCAGAATAGCAGAAGAAAAAAGAATCAAGGACGAAGAAGATCGTAGAGCAAAGGATAAAGCTCACCGGAAAGAAGTAAATAACAAAATACTTGCTGACCTTATCAAGGTTGGCGCATCAGAAGATGTTGCTAAAAATATCATAACAGCCATCGTAAAAGGCGAAGTATTCGCAACAAAAATAACCTACTAATAAAACCAACATAAGGAACCACCCATGATTTACGCAATCGCGGGAGGCGCTCGCATGGGTGCCTTCCAATTAAATGAATCTTTACTTGAACGAATCACCCGTAAATTACGTGACGGATGGAAACGACTCATCGACGTACTTAATCAGCCAGGATTTCCAAAAAATGGATAAAACACTTATGGCTATCCAGACTAAATTCACTATCGCCACTTTTATTGGCGATGAAAAGATGTTTCGTGAGGCCGTCGAGGCCTACAGGAAATGGAGGTCAAAATGATTCCGGTAGAACTGGCGAAAACTCCAGAGTTAAGTCGATTAAAAAGAGAATATCACATTGCTGAGGCTCGTTACTGGCGTAAAGCGGGAGATAAATCAAAGAAACAACTTTGTTTATGGCAGGCACAAAGAGAGCGCATGAATGAGCGAGAGTTTCTTTCCTCCCCATCCGAATTACCATTCTGAGGCAAATTATGGGAACTGCAACATTAATACTCGGTGAGTCTGGCACCGGAAAATCAACCAGCATGAGAAATATCAATCCAGAGGAAGCAATACTTATAAAACCAATAGGCAAGCCGCTACCATTTAAATCAAAAGACTGGCTGGCATGGGATGCCAGAGCAAAAAAAGGAACCGTAGTTACCACTGACAAATGGGATGTAATAGTTGCCGTAATTAAGCGTGCTCACGAATACGGGAAAAGAATCGTTATTGTTGATGACTTCCAGTATGTGATGAGCAATGAGTTTATGCGCCGCTCAGAAGAAAAATCGTTTGATAAATTCACTGAGATAGGCCGTCACGCATGGGAGGTCATTAAGGCTGCACAAGATGCACCTGATGACCTGAGAGTCTATTTTCTTGCGCACACCGAAGAAACCCCTATGGGGCGCGTGAAAATGAAAACTATCGGCAAAATGCTGGACGAGAAGATCACTGTTGAAGGCATGTTTACTATAGTTCTTCGCACCCTTACCCGTGATGACCAGTTCTTTTTCACCACGAAAAACAACGGTGCAGACACTGTTAAATCCCCAATGGGAATGTTTGATTCCAATGAGATTGATAACGATCTCTCTTTCGTCGATGCCACTGTTTGTGATTACTACGGCATCAATAATGTTCATCAAATTAAGGAAAACGCCGCATGAGCAACGTAATTTTTACTTATAACGAAGAAGCAGCACTGACCGCAGGGCAAGGTGGTTTTATTAACGAAACTGGCGCTCATATCATTACCATTACTGAAGCAGAACTAAAGCAATCAGAAAAAGGCGCAAAATTTATTGAGTTTTCTGGCGAATCCGACGACGGACGTAAAATACAATATCTTAGCGTTTGTGTTCAGAAAAATGACGGAACGGAAAACAAATTTGGCGCAAATGTCGTTCACGCCATGATGGGGTGTGCCGGTATTGGACAATTAACGCAACATATGGTTTCCGCCAGTAAATTTGTTGCACCTGAATTTCATGGAAAGAAAATCGGGTTAGTGCTCCAGAAAGTATTAACCACAAACAAAAAGACTGGCGCAGACAGCTACCAGATGGAAATACGCATCCCGTTTATTGCACAAACAGGTCAAACCCTTAAAGAAAAGGCGGAAGGCAAGCAACCAGAAACTATCGCCAACATGGTTGCCAGCCTCAAAGATAAAGACAATCGCTCTAAAAACGTAAGCCAGAATCATGCAGATGATTATGGTTACAGCCAGAACGATTACCCTCCTTTCTGATTACTGAAAATAAGGCTCCCATTATGCCAGCGCCTCTGTATGGTGCGGATGACCCGCGCAACTGCTCCGGTAGCTCCAAGGCGGAGGTGCTGGAAAATATCAAAAACAATTTCGACGCGTTTCTTGCTCTGACGCCAGAAACAAAAGCAGAACGGATGTACCGACGCGATATACAACTCGCGCTAAAACAGGAGAAGGACCGAACAAACGAAACAGCAATGAGACCGTTGCGAAAAGCGACAATAGACAAATTCCCTGAATATATCGACCCGCGCCTGCGTAATTACCGCTCACGCTATGGCGCTATCAGTAATGACTGAGGAATTTACCATGAGAGGACTTGCATACAATCCCGGCATTCTTCCGGCAGAAATGATTATTCGCCAACGCGTAAAGCCAATGCCATCGAGAGAGGAATTGCTTAAGAGAAATTCTTTTCCATCAGTGAATCAAAACAAATATCTGAATGCGATGTGGCGGAGTGGGAAGAAATGAAACAAATGTCACTAATTGAGATGGATGGTTTTCTGAAAGGTAAATGCATCCCAAGTGATTTAAAGGTTAACGAAACAAACGCTGAATATCTTGTCCGTAAGTTCGGTGAACTTGAATCAAAACTAGAAACGGCGTTGCGGGAGTGTCGTTCTGCTGGAATCACGATTGATAACCTTGAGGCCAAGTGCGCGGCGCTGGCAGCGGAGAATGCAAGACTGAAGGCCGGGGCTATGTATTTCTCATATGGCTCTGAATTTAGTTTCGAGTGTCACAAAACTGCTGAGGAGGCTATCGCTGCTGCTGAGGCTGCAATTGACGACTATAGAGGCGATGCTTGCGATGGATGGAGCGAAGAGGTCGAAAGCATTTGCTGGGGGGTAATTATTCAGCAGGCAACCAAGGTCGGTGAACGCAAGAAGAGGAAATGCGACAGAGTATCACCATGGATTGAAAGAGTTTGTGATTATGAGCTTCGACCTAATGTCGAAACCCCAGCCACCGATGCTTTCCTGGCTGAAGTACGAGCGCAGGGCGTGGAGATGTTTGCACAGAAATGTAACTCAAAATCCGAACAGTCATTTGCATCTGATATACGCGATAACTGGAAACTACTCGGTGAACATGCCACTGACTTTGCCGCAGAGCTTCGCAAAGGAGGCAACCAGTGAGTGAGTCAAAATGCCAAATTAATGGCAACAAGATAGAACCGTGCGCGGCTTTGGCAAAATCTCTCGAATATGGAAATCCAACATTCAAGAGTAAAGGCATATTTATCCCGGAACGTGTGAACATAAACACCGGCGAGTCAGGCATAGATATTGCTCAAATTCACTCTGGGCAATATATCGGTCGTGGTGTTGCAATGTGTTTTTGCCCGTTCTGTGGTGAAAGTCTGAAAACGTGGGAAGCGGAGGCAACCAGTGAGCGAGATTGACTATCAGGCACTGCGTGCTAAGGCAGAAAAAGCAACGTGTGGTGTGTGGTCGCTCGAATATGGAGAGGAGAGATTTGATGCTGGTGATGCGCTAATTCATCGTGAAGTTGTTGGATATCTTCCCATTTGCAGAATTGAAGGAGCGCATCCTGAAAGCGGTTTCGATGAAGATTTCCAAATGGAACAGCAGGCCAATGCTGAATTCATCGCCGCAGCCAATCCCGCTACCGTCTTGGCGCTGCTGGATGAACGGGAAAGAAACCAGCAATACATAAAACGCCGTGACCAGGAGAACGAGGATATTGCGCTAACGGTAGGGAAGCTGCGCGTTGAGCTTGAAGCAGCAAAATCAAAACTCAACGAGCAGCGTGAATATTACGAGGGAGTAATCGCGGATGGAAGTAAGCGCATAGCAGAACTGGAGGAGCGGGAAATACTGCTCCCGGAACGTAGCAGTATGCTTCATCGAACAGATTTTCACGAGGATTACCAAACGGTAATGGCATACAAAGTTTCTGAGGTCATCGCTGCAATCCGCGCCGCTGGCATTCGCATCAAAGGAGAGTGAGATGGACAAAAACACACCTGCTTACTGGAGTCTGTCACTTGATACCGAATGTCCAAAATGTGGTCACAATTTCGATCTGCTTTGTGATCCAGATTTCTGGGAGTTTTCTGGAGCTAAACAGGCATGTGAAGAAATAAAAGGTTACGAAACATGCTGTCCAGAATGTAACCATGAATTTAAAACAGATTTCGTGTATTGAGGCATAACAAATGACCACTATTACCAGAGAACAAGCTCTGAAAATTATTGAGGCAGCCGATGAGGTTATTAGTGCGCTGGCCGGAACTAATGAGGATGTTCACCCTGGTAGCGATAACATGCTACGCCTGTGGGATGACCTGAATGACCGTTACGCGCCGCCGGAAGTTGTGCGTGAGCTGGCACGGATTGCACTGGCATCACTGGAAGCAAAACCAATAGGTGCTTTCCACATTGCAGAACAGCAGGTCGATGGCACAAGTGACTACATCAAGGATGGGGAGTGGCCTATTGATAATGGGACAATTGAAGTATACGCCGCCCCTCCAGCGCCAGTAGTACCGGAAGAAAAACCAATGCCTAACCCTCTTAGCATGTACACAGTTGATGCTGTTGCAGCTATTGCAGAGGTGAGAGGCTGGAACGCCTGCCGTGCAGCCATGCTTAAGGGAGATAAATCATGATTAATCGAACCAAACTGGAGCACATCCTCGAGTATGCCAGGCAGCAGAGGCGCTTTGGCCAGCTTTGTAAAATTCTGCCAGGAGATATGGTTGAAATCGTGGAGATTGCCATGCGTAAGACTGGCAACTCTCCGGTAAGTCCGGGTGGTTGGATAAGCTGTAGTGAGCGAATGCCCGCTCAAGATGATTGGATTTTAATTTATTCAAAGCACGGTGAGTATATGGCAGGACAGGTACAAGAGGAATACGTGGAGTTGAGCGACGGCACTTTATCGTGGTTAGGGAACGCCTTGTACTGGATGCTGCTACCAGAACCGCCGCAGGGAGTGAATGATGAATTGGCCTGAAGCATTCACCGCTGTAGGAGTTGCAATCGCGGTGGCATTTATTCTGTATTCGCTTTTCCGCTGGGGATAAAGGAATGTTCGCTCTGATTCAACGTGGTCAGATATACACCGATAGCGCCGGCTACCCGATAAAAATTCTTCGCTGCATAAACAACACTGTGTTGTACAGAAGAATGGATGGGCGAACACAGTCGGTAAAAATAAACGATTTTAATGAACTGTTTGAACGGATCGATCACCAGGAATACCGACAAATTCTGGCTGAAACAGAGCAGGAGAACCATCTGAAAAAATTACGCGCCATGCAAAGGAGATAAACCGGTAAAGGTGTTCGCGATAAAGGTGAATATCGGCAATGAATAACAATCCTCGCACTCGCGGGGATTTATTTTATCTGAACTCGCTACGGCGAGTTTTGTTTTATGGAGATGATAAATGCACTTCCGAGTCACAGGTGAATGGAATGGAGAACCATTCAACAGAGTTATCGAAGCGGAGAACATCAACGACTGCTACGACCACTGGATGATATGGGCACAGATAGCACATGCAGACGTAACCAATATTCGAATTGAAGAACTGAAAGAACACCAAGCCGCCTGATGGCGGTTTTTTCTTGCGTGTAATTGCGGAGACTTTGCGATGTACTTGACACTTCAGGAGTGGAACGCACGCCAGCGACGCCCAAGAAGCCTTGAAACAGTTCGTCGATGGGTTCGCGAATGCAGGATATTCCCACCTCCGGTTAAGGATGGAAGAGAGTATCTGTTCCACGAATCAGCGGTAAAGGTTGACTTAAATCGACCAGTAACAGGTAGCCTTTTGAAGAGGATCAGAAATGGGAAGAAGGCGAAGTCATGAGCGCCGGGATTTACCCCCTAACCTTTATATAAGAAACAATGGATATTACTGCTACAGGGACCCAAGGACGGGTAAAGAGTTTGGATTAGGCCGAGACAGGCGAATCGCAATCACTGAAGCTATACAGGCCAACATTGAGTTATTTTCAGGACACAAACACAAGCCTCTGACAGCGAGAATCAACAGTGATAATTCTGTTACGTTACATTCATGGCTTGATCGCTACGAAAAAATCCTCTCCAGCAGAGGGATCAAGCAGAAGACATTAATAAATTACATGAGCAAAATTAAAGCAATAAGGAAGGAGTTACCTGATGTTCCACTTGAAGACATCACCACAAAAGAAATTGCGACAATGCTCAATGGATACATAGACGAGGGTAAGGCGGCATCAGCCAAGTTAATCAGATCGACACTGAGCGATGCATTCCGAGAGGCTATAGCTGAAGGCCATATAACGACAAACCCGGTCACCGCCACTCGCGCAGCAAAATCAGAGGTAAGGAGATCAAGACTTACGGCTGACGAATACCTGAAAATTTATCAAGCAGCAGAATCATCACCATGTTGGCTCAGACTTGCAATGGAACTGGCTGTTGTTACCGGGCAGCGAGTTGGTGATTTATGCGAAATGAAGTGGTCTGATATCGTAGATGGCTATCTTTATGTCGAGCAAAGCAAAACAGGCGTAAAAATTGCCATTCCTACAACATTGCATGTTGATGCTCTCGGGATATCAATGAAAGAAACACTTGATAAATGCAAAGAGATTCTTGGCGGAGAAACCATAATTGCATCTACTCGTCGTGAACCGCTTTCATCCGGCACAGTATCAAGGTATTTTATGCGCGCACGAAAAGCATCAGGTCTTTCCTTCGAAGGGACTCCGCCTACCTTTCACGAGTTGCGCAGTTTGTCTGCAAGACTCTATGAGAAGCAGATAAGCGATAAGTTTGCTCAACATCTTCTCGGGCATAAGTCGGACACCATGGCATCACAGTATCGTGATGACAGAGGCAGGGAGTGGGACAAAATTGAAATCAAATAATGATTTTATTTTGACTGATAGTGACCTGTTCGTTGCAACAAATTGATAAGTAATGCTTTTTTATAAGGCCAACTTAGTATAAAAAAGCAGGCTTCAACGGATTCATTTTTCCATTTCATAGCCCGGAGCAACCTGTGAACACATTTTCAGTTTCCCGTCTGGCGCTGGCACTGGCTTTTGGCGTGACGCTGACCGCCTGTAGCTCAACACCGCCCGATCAACGTCCTTCTGATCAAACCGCGCCTGGTACTTCTTCTCGCCCGATTCTGTCGGCAAAAGAAGCGCAGAATTTCGATGCTCAACACTATTTTTCATCCCTGACGCCTGGTGCTGCGGCGTGGAATCCTTCGCCGATTACCCTGCCTGCACAACCTGACTTTGTTGTCGGCCCGGCGGGTACTCCAGGTGTAACGCATACCACGATTCAGGCGGCGGTAGATGCGGCAATTATCAAGCGTACCAATAAGCGCCAGTATATTGCCGTGATGCCTGGTGAGTATCAGGGAACGGTGTATGTCCCTGCCGCTCCGGGTGGAATCACCGTCTATGGTACAGGCGAAAAACCGATTGATGTGAAGATTGGACTCTCCCTTGATGGCGGCATGAGCCCTGCCGACTGGCGTCATGACGTCAACCCGCGCGGCAAATATATGCCAGGTAAACCAGCGTGGTATATGTACGATAGCTGCCAGAGCAAACGCAGCAACAGTATCGGCGTTCTGTGTTCTGCGGTCTTCTGGTCGCAAAACAATGGCCTGCAACTGCAAAATCTGACCATCGAAAACACGCTGGGCGATAGCGTAGATGCAGGCAACCATCCGGCGGTAGCTCTGCGTACTGATGGCGATAAAGTACAGATCAATAACGTCAATATTCTGGGTCGTCAGAATACTTTCTTTGTGACTAACAGTGGCGTGCAAAACCGTCTGGAAACCAACCGCCAGCCGCGTACGCTGGTGACTAACAGCTACATCGAAGGGGATGTGGATATCGTTTCTGGTCGCGGCGCAGTGGTGTTCGATAATACTGAATTCCGCGTGGTGAACTCCCGTACCCAGCAGGAAGCGTATGTGTTTGCACCAGCTACGCTGTCTAATATCTATTACGGTTTCCTGGCAGTAAATAGCCGATTTAATGCTTCTGGTGATGGCGTCGCGCAGTTGGGTCGCTCGCTGGATGTTGATGCCAATACCAACGGCCAGGTGGTGATTCGTGATAGCGCCATTAACGAAGGCTTTAACACAGCTAAACCGTGGGCTGACGCGGTGATCTCTAATCGTCCGTTCGCGGGTAATACCGGAAACGCTGATGATAGCGACGATGTACAGCGCAATCTGAATGACACTAACTACAACCGCATGTGGGAGTACAACAACCGCGGCGTGGGTAGCAAAGTGGTTGCAGAGGCGAAGAAGTAA